GAGCCGCTTTTTAACTTCGTCAGCAACTACACTGGCACCGGCATATACTGCCTTTTTTGATATGGCAACAGATGCCTGGCCGAGCTGTGAGAGCTTCCGGGCATATTCATCCATGCCCTTGATTGTCATTTTAGCCACTTAATATCCTCCAAACCCACTCATAATGGATGTACCCTCGCTGCTCTTCGTACTGTACCGAGTTGAGCCGCCATGCTATTTTGCCGTTGTTAAGGGCCGCCTCGATGGCCGACACATTCGGGTCATCTTCCTCGGTGGTAAAATAATCGGCTGTACCCTCCATGACCCGGGTTGTTATCTTGTTGTCGGCACCGAGGCTCTGCGCCGTGCTGTCCTCGGCCCACACGATGTATTTGTCCGGTTTCCTTTTGGCCTCATAGTGTGACACTGGTACCCCTACAGACAGGAGGGCGTTTTTTACGACATCGTACATATCACACCGCCTTTATAAGGCTAAGGGTTAAGTCCATGCAAGGAGGCTCAACATCCTCCGGGTACTGGATCTGCGTTATGGTGTAATAGACACCGCCGATTTCAGCCCTGTCGAGTGTCGAGATTGTCGGTAGCTTCTGGCACCGGATAACGCGGTCAACTTTTTTGTTTGCTTGCATGGCTGAGTAAAACCTTGTGATGCCGACGGTGCGCTCGTGGAAACGCAGAGTATTTTTGAGGGTCAGCTTTTCGACCGGTTTTTTCCCATTGTCTGCGGTGTCCGTCACCTCGTAGATTTTGATAATACCGTCGTTAAATGTCTGAGTTTTCTGCAAGGTATCTTGCCACCTCCTTCTGATTCTGGAGGCTTAGAAGCTCCGGCAGGTAATGGTCCTGGAACTCGTTGAGAGCGTTAGAGCGTACATACCTGCAGTAATCAAGCAGCAATTCCCTAGGCTTATCCTCTTCGCTGTAGTCAAGCTCTTCACCGGCTACATTGTTCAGGTACCTCATGCCGCGCTCAATAATGCCGGTGAGTTTTACGTCACCGGCATTATCAACCCATGTTATATCAAGATAGTTGCGGACGGCTTCAAGCAGCCCATCAGGTAAATTCATCGCGGGCACAGTATCACCCTTTCTTGGGCTTTTTGGGCTTGGCAGTTTCTTCGGCAACCGCCTCAGCGAACACTCCAAACTTAGTGGAGTTGATTTCTTTTAGCCTTTCTTCGGAGACGGTGAAGGTGTCACCCTTTTTCCGGACGACACCTTCAACCTTGTCTTTAAAGGGCTTTATAGCCTTCGCTATCATTAGGCCGCGGGGGTGTAGGTTATGACGAGGACGTAGGTCTCAGTCTCAATACCATCAACGGTGGAGGTGATGGTGATGATGTTCACGCCCTCGGTGAGGGTAAGCGAGTACACGCCGCCGGTAGCGGTCACGGCAGTGGAACCGTTCTTGACAACAACAACGGCATTGGGGTCAGCCGTAGAGACAGTCAAAGCGGCGGTGTCGTTATCTCCGGTGACTGATGCGTCTGCGATATCCGCATAGTACACATGGACATTCTCGTCAAATGTGCCGTAATTGACAGCCTGATTCTTTTCATTCTTAAGGGTTATACCGGCAAGGCGAGCGTCAACATAGTCGGCCACGCGAACGACGGGTACAAACGGCTTGAGGTCGGAGATATCAAGGACTATGAATGACGTGCTGTCAAGCGGCTTGCCGTCGCCGTAAAGCTTGGTCAGGTACACACGCTCGTCCTCGAGGAAATGATAGTGGTCGGAATATTCAATCTTGCCGCCCTTGCTGGTGCCGAGGCCGAAGAAGTATCTCTTGCCGATTCCGAGGATGGCGGTGCCCCGGTCCACGTGGACAGACTGACTGACCTTAGTCGGGAACGGGAAGCGGCTGACCCAAGTGCCATCAGGCTGCTGAATCATAACCGCAGGCATGACTTTGAGGTAGTAGTCAACCGGGTTGCAGATGAACAGAACCTCGGTGACGTTCCGGTACAGGAGATTCGGACCCACAGCAAGGCTCGCAATCAGAGCGCCGTATTCTTCGGGGGTAATTCTGCTCAGCGGAACCGGGACAAGAGAAGCATAGCCTGTCGCGGGGTCAATAGCGCCGTTGGGGTCGCGCATCATGCCTATGGGCTGGTCGAGGCCGGAGCCGTTGATAACAGAACCCTCAAGACCGTTCGCAATGGATTCCATGAGAATTTCACGGACGTAGCGGTCTATCCACGCAGGCCCAATCTCAAGCATTGCCTTACAGATTGGGATAAAAGCGGAGAGTTTGTTCTGGCTAAGCTTGATAACGTCCAATCCGGCGGCCAACTTTGTTACGATTTCATCGCATAGTTTGCCCCACACAGCCGTGAAGCGGCCATCGAGAGTAGATACGATAATCTCAGTCAGGATGCCGGTATTCTGGAAGTTGATTTCTGCAAGCAGCGGATGTGCCTCTTTGATGTCCTCAAGCACCGCATCTATAACGGTTGTTGGCAGTGCTTCGTCGATAAGGGTGAGTGCCTGCTGCGGGTTTTTAGACTTCATTGCGTCAATGATTTTCTCATAGTACTTGGTTTCCTGAGAGGTCAATGCGCGGACTCCGCGGCCGGCAAGTATCTGATTGTCGGTGGCCTGCACAAGGCCCTTTGCTTCTGCAAGCACGGCCTCCTGTAATATGTCGGTGAACTCGGTAAACGCGGCTGCAAATGCAGCCTCATCACCGCTTTTTACGGCGTCGTTGATTTTCTGGAGAGCAGCTTTCTTCTCCTGCTTTAGAGTGTCGAGATTCTTCATGCACCTTTTTCCTTTCTGCTCTTAAAGAGCACTAAAAAATTTCATTAAATTGTTATTGGGCGGGTCTGCCGGGGGTGGGGGAGTTTTAACGATATCGGCTTTGATAAGCTCATAAACTGTTTGGGCAATTTCTTTAGCGTCAATGTTTATAACCGCGCCGGGAGCTTTGTCTTTCGGCCCTGTGACTATGTTAAAGAGCGTGTTTCTCGCGCTGGCAGCTGCCTTCTGGCCACTGCTTTCACTGGCTATTGATGTTGCGAAACCCCACTTGACTGCCGACTCAGGGGTTATCCACGTTTCCGCATCCATCAATGCCTTAAGCTCATCCTCGCTTATATTGACATCGGCTTTGTATGCCGCGACACTGGCCTGATTTATAACCTCAAGGTCATCTGCGTCTTTCCTTAGCTGCGCTGCATTTCCGGCGGTTTTCATCCATGCGTTGTGTATCATGAGCAAGGATGCGTTGTTCATAACCCGTTCATCGCCTGCCATGAACACCACGCTGGCAGCTGAGCAAGCAAAACCATCGCAGTAGGTTTTCACCTTGGCCTTGTGATTTTTGAGAGTGTTGTATATAGCGAGGCCCTCAGAAACCACACCGCCATAGCTGTTGATATGGACATTGATCACTTCAACATCAAGGTCTTTGACCTCGCTTACCAGCGACAGACCGGATGTGTCGGATTCGAGTCCCCAAAGCTCCTTAGTTACAGGGTCAACTATATCCCCAAAGATATAGATGTCCGCCTCTTTCTCGCTCGTAACAAGAGAATAGTATTTATTCATATTTCACCGCCTTTCTTCTTCGGTTTCCCGTTAATGTGCATACAAAAAGAGCCACCGCAGGGGCAGGGTTGCCCACATGGAAAGGCTCTTTTTCGTATTTTGGCTTTCTCCACACTATCGTGGTAAAGTTCGCCGCATGTGTCACATTGGAATGTTATTTTATCATCCGTCATCGCCGCCTCCCCCTTTAAGCAACGTCAAGGCCGCTTCAATAGCCTCGTAGTTTTTAGTCACATAGTGCTGCCAAGCCCAAGGCTCATCTATTATCTGCTCACCGCAGACCACGCGAATATCGTTAATGCAGAAAGCGCCGGAGCCTATAAGCTTATCCACGGCCGTTGACACACTCAGCAGGTCAACATGTTTTATCTGCTTAGTGTCTATCTTGAGATAATTGCCTTTTGACATTCCACTATATCCGTTACGCTTCCTGTTGATTTCCTCTTGTAGCATGTCAACAAGAGGGTCAATGCAGAATGTAAGGAAATTGTCAACAGCATCCTTGGTGCCCTGCACATCACCCCGGAGCAAAGCGGTCGGTATGCCATAGCATTTTGCGGTGAAGTCTGATATATCATCAATCTGCGCCCGAATGTCGCGGGTGCTTTCGTTGGAGTAGGTCTTGTGTTCTAGCTCTTTCCAAGATTGCCCCTTGCCAAGCGGGAGAGCTGCGTTATCACCGTTGAGCCATTTGCCGATTTTGTCATTTATCAGTGCGTCAAAAGCAGCCCGCTCCGGTGTCCCTGTGACAGGCAAGGTCTCATAACTAAATATGCCTTTGGTGCCCCTCGACTTCTGATAGGCTTTCATACTGTACTCAAGGAGCTTCGAATAGCTGTCAAATAGTGCGTTGGCCACCTGCCGCATGTTCTGCTCACTAAGCTTAAAGTATAAAACCTCGCTCTGAACAAACGAGCGATTAAAAGTGAAGTTTTTAACCGTTACCTGAGTGAACGTATCTTCGTAAAGCGCATACGGAGTAACCGCGAAGGAGTCAGCGACATACAGTTTTCCGCCGTTCTCTACTATCAAGCACTCATTTTTTCTCAAGAGTTGAGCTATCCATTGATGAATAAACTCACTTGAGTTTTGGTTTTGGTTAGGTTCAATGTTCCAGAGATAATACTCTTCGCCTTTAACTTCTTTGCCGCCCATGAAGGTTTTAAACTCGCATTTTGATATGGCATTTGCAATCAGATTGACTGCAGACCAGAACGCCATTTCACGAAAGCACACATCGCACGCTGTGGAGGCGTATTCTTCGATGAACAAGTCGAGGTTGGCTCCGCTTAGGGGTATGCTACCGTTCGAAAACTTTTCTTTGAGCCATGTAAATAGTCCCATATTTCACCTCCTCAGCAGATTATTACTGGCAGATCATCAAACGTGCTGCTGCCAGTAGCCAGCTCGTCCTCTATGACCATTGAATACACCAAAGCCATAAAAGGGTCCGTCTTCCGGCTCTTGG